AAAATTCTGAAAAAATCATACCCCTTGCTCCAGTTCCCATTCTCGAATCGAACCTATCCGCACCAGTCAGCTTGATAATAGAACCATTGACCAAGGTAATTTTTAAATCAGAATTATTGGGCGGACAGGCTAAAAGAGCAGGGGGGATATGATCTAAAAATCTAATTCCATCTTTGTCTATCCCTTCCCAAATAACACTTTTGGCCTGCTTGATTTCTGGGAAGAGATAAAAATAAACTCCCTTGGTTTGTATAGCAGCAGCAACCATGAGATTAAAAAAGGTTTTATCCTTGCCCGATCTTCGGTGCCACTCACAGCAAAAGCGGCGGCAATTATCAACAAAAAACTTTTGGAATATTTTTTGTTGGTAATCGCGTAATTTAATGTTGTAGGGTAGGGATATCATTTTTTTCTATGACCCCAAATAATCTCGCGGGTCTACCAGCCAATTGCCTTTTTCTTTCTTCACCATCTTCCTAAAAGCACTTGGTGCCATAAATTCAAATGCGCGCCAGCCAATGAGATAATTAAAAGCTTCTTTGGTATAGGGCAGGTTAACCAAGGGAATGTTGCCTGAGATTAATTTGTAAAAATTATAGTTTGCTACCTTTTTCTTTCCCGAAATTCCACCCATAATCGCTTGCCCAACATGGTTGATATCTGACCAGACAGGGGCGGCAAGGCTGGCAATAACATCAGAGTGTGTAGTCTGCTGCTGGGTTAAGCGGTCAAGAGCAATGGAATAAAGCCCACCGACACCGCTATAAATTGCTGCCTTTTTCCAGGTATCTGGTTTTGTAGGGTCAAGTGGAGTCTTGCCTTGAGTCAAACGCAATAAGCTGTTCGTTACATATCCCAAAGCCAACCCTTCGCCAATATAGGTAGCTGCTGGTATTAAATCTTTTGGAGCCGCTTTTAATCCGCCAACAAAACCGTTTTCCTTAAAACCTTCAATAGAGTTTTCCATTACGAGACTCAAGATGCGGCGGGTGAGGGCAATCGGATATCCCTTAAACTGCATAAAAGTGCGCGTTAAAAAATCTTTACTGCGCATGCCTGGTAGCGTTCGTTCGTAAGCATCAGGAACCAGCCTGTAATAATCCGCTATGTCTTGATTCATTATTAGCAGCTTAAACCTAGCCTGCTTTCCAACCGCATCTATTTTTTTTTGGGTTATTTGTTCAACAGCGGTGCTTTTTTTACCCAAATACTCGATCACCGATTCTTTGGAGTAGTTAGAGGTATCAACAGTGATATAGCCTCTGCCGTTCTTGTCTTTAAAAGGATTTTTTCTGATTAAATCCCAATCTCTGCTTTCAATTCCGTATTGTAATAAAGTTTTTCTCAAATCAGTGTTGAGCTTGTCAAAGGTGTGCTTAGAGTTTAAAAATAACTCTCTTGATGTGCATATTGTTGCATGCCGGATAGACGCCGTGTCCCAAGCATTAATGCCGCTTATTGCATTCATTATGTGCGCCAGCTTATTAATCGGAGCATCGTTATATCTTGAGTGCAAATCCAAAGCCATTACCCTTGCAAGCTCTGCTGTAACGCTCAAATCTTTTTTTGTTAGCTTTTCCTTGCCAATAGATTCTGCAAGTACTTTTATAAATTCTTTCGGCTGAGTTCTGAGCGTATTTAAAAAAGCCCCAAAAGCAGATTTACCAAATAGCTTTTGTTGTACCGCTGTCTGATGTACTACATCATTGAACGATGCAATGGTAATGTTTGCAGCTTTGGTAAGATATTCCCACGTAAGCAGGTTATTGGTTATTGTTGATGAGGTATCATAAGGAGAATTGCCAACCAGATTATCAAAAACCAGTCTCTGCCGTTCCAGCTTCTTTATCTCCGCTGGTGTAACCCCTTCGGTTCTTTTCAGTTTTTCCAATACATTTTCAAATGTAGCTTTTGGATTTAATCCAAACTTTTCTGCTAAGGCTATTGTTTGGCTTTCGCCTTTGAGCGTATTAATCATGGCATCGTAAACATTGCCCTGGCCGTAGATTCTGTTCGCTTTTAAAAAACTTGCCGCATCCTTATAAACAAAAAACTGCGATCTGCTCCACTTTTCGGCTATACCAAATTCTGCATCTTTGTATTTTTCCCGCGCTACAATTCTATTAAACATATTGCGCAGTGCGGTTTCCCGTTTTCTTAAATCCATATCACCAAATGTTTTTTCATGATCGAGTAGCGGCAAATGTGTACTTTTCCATCTTTTAAAAGCTGCTTCATTTGAAGCTGTTTCATCGATAAACGGATGCGGTAATTTTGAAAAACGATGCTGCAATCTTTCAAGTGCGGTTTCGTGCGTATATGCTGTTTTTATAGGGTCATGAGAGAAGTGGGCTATATATCCTTCCTTAACGTCAACCTTGCCCCCAAGCTTGTTTATTGTTGCCCTAAGCTCTTCCTGTAATGGCTTAAAAGCTTTTGCCACCTGAAGCGCGAGCGCATCCTCTGTAGCCTCGCCGCATAACGCCTTGGCTATCTCTATTTCGGCAACCGGATTTTTGGATGCAAAATAATCAGCCGCCCCTCCTTGTTTCAAGTTTTCAAAAAAAGTAAGGAGAGTATTGTTTTTTCTGGCCTTTACATAAGCAGCAATTGAGTTTCGGGCATTAATCCCGCGCCTTGTAATCCCCGCCAGGTAAGCCTGCAATCCAACGTTTAGATTTATTTTTTTTGTTGCTTTTGTTCCCGCATTACTTTGTGTATAATCCTTTACTGTTTCATATATCCTTTTTTCTAATAGTTCCTGATCTATGACCTCCACCGCTTCAGGGTCTGTTGAACCTTGAAGCGGTTTTATATCCTTTGAAAAAACTGTTTTTTCAGATTTTTCTGCGTTTCCTATTTTTTCCGTTCTTTCTACTTTTTCCGCCTCAGCCGCTACAAATTCTTCAAAAGCAGGCGGCGGTATATTTGTATCTGCAATTGCTTCCAACCGCTCGTAATCAGTGATGTTGCTAACGTCCTCGGCAAATTCTTTTCTTAGGGATAAAATTTCTTCTAAGGTTTTGGCGTCAGCTTCTGGTAAATTAAGTCCCTTAATTTCTGCATCAAATTCGTGGATAGACGAGATAGGTGAATCATCCAGCTTTTCTAATACCCCATCATGTTTTGCTTTAAACTCTGTTTCTAAAGCACCGAGCTTATCCCACTTATCGGCTTTGCCCTTAAATTCTTCTATATATTCTTTTTTTGCTTGTTTTATATCTGCAAGCGTTGCAGTAGTGTGTTTTTCTTCAGAAGCGGCAGCCTTAAAATAAGGAGCGATATCAACCTGCTTTCCCTCTTCCAGTTGCGAAATAGCCCTGGTTTTTATAGCTAAATCACTTGCCGGAGAAACAAAATGCCCATGTAACGCTTTTGTTCCAGCTATAGCTCCCCTAACTGCTGTAACTCCTAACCCAAACGCTCCGCCATAAAACCCACTCATTACAATATCAGATACCTTTGCATCTTCATCATAAGCTTTGTTTTTAGCATAGAGTTCAGTTCCACCTATCAACCCAAACTTTACGCCCAAGGAAATATCTTTAGCAGCAACAACTCCCCACTTGGTCAATCCTGCAATGCGCGCTGTTGTAGCAGCAACACCAGTGGCTGGACATATTGCAGTAGCAGCAATAAATGCAGGGTCTAATATGGAACCGCTTATACCGCCAGCAAGTGATGCTACTACTGTTGTTTTAGGGTACTGCTCATACAATCTCGATAAAACTTCCGCTCTGCGTAATTTATCTTGATGCTCTTCAAAGCGTATCTTCGCAATGTTTTCAGCTACACCGCTGGGATAAGATTTTCCGGCGATCTTGTATTGGCTTTGTTCGTACTGCTCTGGTGTTAAAAATGGCTGCTCATAGAAAAAATCCTTTGCATATTCATAACCAATAACGCCAAGCTTCCAACCAGTGCTTATCCCTTCTTTAAAGTTTTCTGAAAAAGCTGTATAAGCAGCTTTTTTATACCCCACCACACCGCTTTCCTTACTACTTGTGTCGCTCAGAGGAATCGCCGCTGCTGTTGGAGTAGTCGATGGCTGTGAAATAGGTAAATTATTATAGCCAGTATTTATCGCATTTATTTCGTCCTGTTCTTCGTAATAATGTGCCATTTTTTACTCTTTTATTTTTCCTTTTTTTGACCAGAAATATCGGAAAACTTAATAGCGTACGGTTTACCAGTACTTTTTTGATATACCCGCTTGCCGTTTGAAGTTATATAAAAAATTCCGCTATCATCAGCCGCAGTAACCCACCTGCCGTCATAGACCAGTTGCTTGTTATAGTTGTTGTTGTGTGCTTCCCAGCCATTGAAATAAACATCGTTTGTTTTTTGAAAATCAAAAAAATGATCTAAGCTAAATTTTTCTTTAGCTTGCGTAACGGCATCGGGATCGATTTTGCGCTTGTTTTCATCAAGCTTGGGGATGCGGATGCCACCCTCTATTTCGTGATACTGATGGCCATAGATACCATCGGCTACCGTCTCAACAGCTTTATTTAGATTGTGTTTTGGAAAATTCGATAGCTCTTGCAGCACCGAAACATACATTGCCTGCTCTAACTCTGCCGCCTCATGGGGCTTGTCTTTTGCAAAATGTAATGTATCTACGTAATCTTTTATTTCGTCATGTATTGCATTTCTTATATCAGTTCTTTTATTTTCATCATTATCGGCTATACGCGCCGCTGTCTCTAAATCTTTTATATTGCTGCTAAACGCTTTTATCATTGTTGGTGCGTAATCAGGACTGGCATTCAGCGTGTATTTTAAGCCAATGGGTAGTTTTGCTCTCTCTAAATCTTTTAGTATTACCGAAGCATAGCCGCCATAGCTATCCAATTCTTTTTGTAGGTGAGTTATCGCACTATTAAAATCAACAAGAGTAGCAGCCTTGATATCAGTTACGATTGCCTGTGCCTTTTCGTTAGATAATAACCTCGGCTCAACCCCCAATTGCTTTTGCATTTGGATTGTTAGAGTAGCTTTTCGCTCTTTCAAGGCCTCTTCTTTGCCCAACGAATCAAGCTTTTGAAAACCAGGTGTGTTTTGAAATTCCTTTAAATTTTGCTCTATACTGCCGGCTTCATCTGGTTGTGAGGTTATAAAAGAAACAGGGTCATTGATGAGGGTGTCTATTTCTTCTTTAACTATCTTTTTTGCTCCTTCATAAATCTCTTTTTCCCGTGCGCTCTTTGAGCTTCTTATTTGTTCGTTCAATATTTCAAGATATTCGGCTTTTTTAGCAACTGGCATGGCTTTTTGTCTCTGCACGGCATTGTGTATCTCCAAAGCATCACTTACCGCATGCTTAATCTCCATTGCTTGTTTTGGTTTTGTTGTTCCCAAAAAAATCATCTGTTCGGCTGTAGGAGATTTCCCATTAGTTGTCGCCTGAAAAATCATCTCCTTTTTTAGTTCGGCTACTGATTCTTCAAACATTCCAAACTGTAGTTGGTAAACCGACTTTGATTTAGTCATTAAGGAGAGTAGGGAGGTCTTAGATGCGTGGCTCAATGTCTTATCATTTAAAACATCCTGTGCTGCTGCTTCTAATCCTTTAATATCACCGACCTTTGCCAGTTTTAAGCCATTTCCAAAATAAATATTTTTGGTAATAGATTCTTTTAGCTCTTTTTGTAATGCGTGTGCTGAAACTGGCGTAATAAATCCTTTTTTAACGCCATCAAGCATTATTTTGGTTATGGTTGCTTGGTGCGCAAGGGCTGCATTTAAATCGCCCCCAAGCGCAGCTTGGTTTGCCATATCCTGGTATTTGTCTATGGCCTCTACTGCATGGTGTTTTTCCAGGTTCTTATTTTGGGTACGCGCTGCCTCTTCAAGATGTCCCGTTGCCTGCTGCGCCGTATGGGCTAATAATCTTCCGGCATAGAGTTGGTCTTCACCTTCTGGCACTGAAGCCATTAATCCTTTGGCAAGGCCGACAAAGGAGTTTTTAAACTCTTTTAATCCGGTATTTGCATCAGGATTTTTTAATGCGGTTTGGTATAGACGATCAACCTCTTCTGGGATTTGCGAACCAATAATATATTTGGTAATAGATGACTTTGTCTCTTCTGTTTTTTTATTTAGACCCGCACCAACATCAAATAGCGTCGCGCCTAAATCAGATAATGCTTTTCCTGTATGTTGTCCCATTTTTTTTATCTTTATTAAGTATTAAAAAAATAATTATTAAAAAAACCGATCAACCAAAAACACTGCTCAAACCCATATTGTTGAAAGCATTGCCAGCTCTGCCGCTTTTCCCAAAAGAGTTAAAATTTAAATGTCCTATCATTTCATCGTATGAATTGCCGCTATAATTAAATTTCGGCATCATGCTTTTGTATGTGTTTTGTTCCATATACGAACCGGCAAGTTGCGCTCCCATTTTAAATAAAGACCCAATATCATTTAGGACTGATGCTTTGTTTAGATCATTCATTTGCTCTCGCATCCCTCTGATTCTAAATTGGCTCATCTGTAATTCAGCTTCGGCCTTATTGGTAATCCCTTTTAAATTTAATTCGCCAGTTTCTTTACCCAGTTTTTCTACTGTATTTAATTCTTCTTTGGCTATATTCATCGCTTTAACGCCTTGTTCTGATTGTGTCTGCATAAAGCTTTTGAGCAGGGCAATGCCCTCGTTATCTTTTAGATAATCCTGAGTTAACCGTGTTTGCTTGGGGGCAAGGGTTTGGGTTAATCCCCTGATTGTCTGTGTTGAGTTATAATCAGCATAAATATCGTCATAGGTTTGGCGCAGGTTGATTACTTTTTCTGCTATTTGCTTTTGTTCTAGTTCTCGCTGGGCTTTAAAGATAGTTTCTTTAACCGCCAATTCCTCTCTTTGAAACCCAACATTTTTTAGTAGCCGCTCCTTTTCAATACGGGCTTGCTCTTCGGCGAGCCTCCTTTCCTGTTCTACCTGCCGCTGATGTTCGGCTTCCTGCTCACGATTGCGCTCTTCCATTCTTCGGTTGGCTCTTCTGCTTTCGTTTCCGCCATAAATAGAAGTTGCAGTTCCTGCAACAACTGCGATTGCTCCTATTATTGCTATTGCTCCCATGTTTTTTTATCCTCGCTTTACCAACGCCACAACGCCATATATTTTTAAGTCTCCAAAACCGCTATAGGTTATCTCTATCGTTTGTCCGTAATTCCACTGGCCACCCAAGATCACCCTGCCGATTTTGGCGTTCTCCGTTATTGGATATATTTCGTTTTTGTTCAAAGATTGACCATTGATTTTGAAGTCATCAGCTCCTTCAAAATAAACATACATTTCGTTTATCACCTGCTTATGGAACAGCAGTTGCGGAGCAAAAAAAGAAACTTTTTTTAAAGATAAGAGCGGAAAGAGCTTTAGCTCAATATCAATAGAGTATTTTTTAGTAACATAGCTTTTTGCTATTTGGTCGTAGGTTTGGACATTATCTTCCAACAAACACGCATCAAGCGTTTCTATAAAATTCCGCCCGCCGCGCTCTACGATAAATAAAACTTTTTCCTGATGGCAAAAGACATATTTGAATTTGCCCGCTTGGGTCTCAATTGATGACCAAGCTATTTTGGCTTCTTCTACCAAGGTTTGGCAGACAGCTAAACTACCGTCGCTATTTACTACAAAAAGATAGCGATATTTTTTATCGCACCCGTTTTTTTTATATCCAATACTTTCTAGTTCTTCTCCACTGCTTCTTTTATATCCGGTACTTTCTGATTCTTCTCCACTGCTGTTTTTCTTGCTGTTCTCACCACAAGAAATAAGACTGCATCCTGTGTTAATAAATTTACTACACCCTATAGAAACAGGGTTTTTGATTAGGTTTGAAGTGGCAAGGGATAGATTAAGAGCAGTATAATTATTAACATTTACCCGCTGTAGAGAATAGACATTACATTCATCTGCTCCGACAAAGACAGTTTCATCATTGAGTAGGCTAGCAAATAGATTTTTACTGCCCTGATGGATTTGTTTGGCTATGGTAATGGTCTCAGCAGTAATCGGTTGGACTCCGCCGTGTAAAGCAAAATAAACGCATTTATTGGTAAATATTTGCAGCGATGCCCCGCTTACAATGCCAACGATCTTTTGTCTTTCTCCCGTAGCAATACCACCGATAAACGCATCATCTGAACGCCCCAAAGTACTCTCCCCGAAGTTATGAAAGTCATTTACCTTGGAAAAGTATAAAACCACTCTATCATCTTCATAGCCCCCAAAGATTAGCCTGCTTTCATGAAAGGCTACCACTGCCGGATTGCTCTCTTCCCACATCGGTCTTTTTAGAATAAAATAATCTTGGTAGACAAACCCTTTTGTAGTCTGCTCTGCAAATTCCTTAACCATCAGCACATCAAAAGAATGTACGGTATCATTTCCGATTTGATAGGATTTATCATAAGCTCTGATAAAACATCGGCCATTGCCGTTACGCTCGCACAAAGAAGCTCCAATTAAAATTTTCTTTAGGTCTTCAACATTATTTCCTTTGGTGATAACTTCTATACTAAAGCTCTGAGATGGTGGGGGAGGGGAGAGTACCTTTATTAAAATCTCATCGCTCGGTAGCTCCTTATTCCAGTAGCCATACGCAGCTATTTTAAAGTCTCTAAAAGTAAATTCTTTTAGAGATTCGGAATAGGTAATTACTTTGGGTTTAAAGGTTTTGTGGGTTAAGATCAATTCCTTACCGCATTGTGCGCAGTCTATTTCAGTAGCGAAAGAAGCGATTTGCTCAAGCAGCGCATCCTGATTATCCAATTGAGGAGACCAGTGTATTTCTTTTTTTATAACTGTTTCAGCAGAGATGTTGTTGATGTCATAGGCAAATAGGTTTTTAGCCGTTAAAACAAGCATGAAGCAGGTATCATCGGCATCATAAAAACATATTTTTGTTTTTGTTAAATCAAGATATTCAGCCAATACTAAACTGCTAATTGCAGAAAGCCCAAACCGCTTAAAAACTCCGCCGGAAATATAGGGCATAATGTTTTTGGCTTTTAATACGCCATTAGCCCTTGGTGCAAAATCTGTTTGCAGAAAAAACTTACTGGATATCTCACCAAAAGAAAAATCAGTTTGTGCGAAATAATCTTGCATCTCTTTTAAATTCCAAAGGGGAAAAGGGGGAAAATTAGGAAAAATGAGCTAAATAAATAGGGTTTCTGATAACTCCGTGTATTGCCTGCTGCGAAGTGTCATTGGCAATTGCTGTACAAAATCTTTGGTTGGCTTCTATTTCCCATTTCTTGGCTATAACTTCGTTTTGGGTTACGAGTGCAGCACTCGAAGCGGCAAGGGTGTAGACCATCAGTGTTTTAAAAAATTCAGGTAGGTTCACGTCCTCTACATATTTGATGTAATACAATGCTATATTATCAGCCATACAGAGGAGGTTATTGCCCATGATCTCGTAATCATGGTTGGGTACGATCTTTTGTATCTTGAGTAAATTTTTTGGTAGCTCATAGGTAAAGTAATAACTACCTTCGATTTTATCAGATGGACTTAGCCCCTTTTTTTCTAGGGCAAATTTCCAATCGTATCGAGTAAGCAAATCTTTTTTTATAAAATCATATAGCTTTAAAATATTGCTATAAAAAGAATCGGACTTAAAATTCTCTGGGGCGGTATGTCCCAAGTGGGCTAGAGCTAATTTAATTACATCACAGCGTACTTGTTCGTTAGACCCTTTTGTAGTTTCAAGCTCTTGGCGTCTTTTTTCCAACTCCTTTTCTACAGCTTCTTTTTGCTGCTTAATGTTGCTATCACATTCAGCCTTTAGAATTTCTGCTGCTGTCGCTGTTTCAGTTAATCTTTTTTCAAGCGATTCTATACCAGCAACTAAGGTTTTTGAGGTGTCCAAAGCTTTATCATATTTGTTCTGTAACTCTTTTTTTTCTGCGATTGCCGAAGTATTAGTTTGGCGTAGAGAGATTTTTAAATCACTGTGTCGGGTATTTAATGCTTCGTGTTGTTCCTGTAGATCAGCAAGCTCTGAATTAACTTTAGTCAGTCGCTTTTTGGTTTCTTTAAGTTCTTTTTGTAATTTGCTATTCTCTACATTATCATTATTAATGGTAGGGGAGGGGATATGGTTATTTTCCCCATTGTTTTCTACCGGACTAAATGCGTTGTCATCGTTATGGTTATAATCTCCACCTAAAATAATAGTGTGACCGCCAAAGCCAGTATCTTTTGATTCTTCGTTTTCTTCAGCAGAGGCTGTGTTTTCAGCATCAGCGGTATCATCACCACTTTGTCTGGTAAGCTCATTTATTAGATTTTCAAGATCAAGTTTTGCGGCATCAATCTCATTATTCCAAGTTTCAACCTCTTCTACCGTACCCGCAGCCGAGGCTTTTTCCCGCGCTTCGGTAAGCCGTTTTTTAGCAGCTTCTAAGAGTTCATCATCGGTCTGCAAATTTTCATTATTTTTAATATCTTCGTTTGACATAAAATATTTCTATTTCCAAAAACAACTATGGCGCAACTTGAACACACAAGTTGCGCCACCACTACCTATAAGGATTTATATTTAATGCAAACCATGTGCTTTGGAGTCAGTACCTTAGCATTACCGTGAACCATAGCATTGATGACGTTAGACATCGTTGGATGGTCGTAATACATTTCGATACGACTTGCTACGCCCCAAGCTTGCGCTCCATCATTTTGATGGAAAGCATAAGCAGTGCCTTCAGGCATGCCGCCCTCGGGCATGTTAGGTATCCAGTGAAACTTAAACCCTAAAAACTGGTTTATTTCACCAAAGACCAAAGCCTTAACTGCTGCATAATCTGAGCTAGTTACTTGGTTGGTAAGGAGTAGATTTTTTTGTAAAGCTGCTGGAGCTACGAAATGACGATTGTCAGAAGGTATGCCAAGACTATCCATGATAACTTTTGTTTCTATCAGGTGATCAATTTTAAAAGCGTCAGTTTTTGTAACATCTATCGCTTTCATGTCTTTTGCGTCTTTCAACGCATCAAGAACAAATTGATCTTCAACCCTTTTTACCGCTCCAGCCGCCTGTTGAGCCAACGAAGAAACAATATTTGCTTTGATCTCTTTTTCTAAAACTATATCTATAGGAGCTTTTGCAGCCTTTACTTTTAGATCAAAAGAGACACGGCCGATATTGACTTCTTTGTTTGGTACTACAGAACTAAAGGCACCGCGATCACCTAAAACAAAAGCTTCCATTACTGGAACGGTAACGCTGTGGCCTTCTACATTGTGATATTCAGTGAAAACCCCATCCAGATTACGGGTTAATACTGTATATAATTGTTTGAACTTAATCTCGAATTGTGTAACGGTAAGCTTATCCCACTGACCAGTAGGGTCAATGTTCAATTGAATTGTATCTAACATAAAATCCTCTTCGTAAAACAATGTTTATAAAACCGTATAGCCAGAACAGCTATAGCGATGCTTCATGTTGTCCATTGTCTTTCCTTTTTAGATTAAAAGAAGAGAAAAAGAAAGGTCAGACTGATTTAAAAAATCTGGTTAGTCTCTCCCTACTTAAAAGGAGGATTAAGTTATCAGATTTGAGTGGGTATTGTACCATAAAACACTGGGAAAATCAATGGATTGAGGCAGATAAAGTTTTTTGCTGTTTAAGTTTTCCAATTTGTCCAAACCGAAATGGACATTAAATTCCCTGATCTTTTCCTGATCTGAACAGGCAGAGGGATAGTTTAGAAGGGGGCAAATTAAATTAGTAAACTGGAAAAAATATTTGCCAATTGGTACAATACCTATACTTAAAAATTTTTGGGAAGCAGGAAAGGCTAAAATGAAAGTATATGAGGGTAAACGAGTGAAGAGTAAGTATTTGGTAACGGTGAATGATGGGAGTAAAACAACACCGTTAGTGCCTTTTTTTCAAGGTAGACCTAAGCTTGGGCATGAATTTAATTGGGGTTGGGGATTTAATTGTTTTGGGGCGATACGGCTTGCTCAGGCTATGCTTGCAGATTTTTTTGGATGTAACAGAAAAGATTTTTTGGAAGATGAGAGGAAAGTTGACTTATCTTATTATTTTGGAATGAATGTTTTTAAGAAATTACAGAAAGGTCAAGACTGGGCTTTGACCGGTAAAGATATAGAAAAAGCATTATCTAAGATAGTGAAGAGAACAGGCCTAAGCTACAATTAGCTTATTTGGGCGGTTAACGTTTATAGGCTCTCCTTTTTACTCATCGTTTTCGTATCCAAAATATTTTGGCGATTTGTTTAATTCCTTGTTTTAAGTAGCGAGAAATTGTGCAAGGATGCTGTATTTAAAGTGGTTAGCTTGTATTTCTTGTTATCCTCGTTCTCTGCTTCATCCTTGTCCTCATTAACGATCTTGACTAAATTTTGACCGTTAACTGTTTCTATGATGCATGGGCAACCAACATATTCAACTGGATTTGTTGTATAAAAGCCTGCAATATAGTCTCCAGGGTGTAGGAATGGGAGCATAGAGTCATCGACGACCAACTGATGAGTAATGTTTTTGTAGATTTTTTTTAAGAGATCCATTTCCTTAACTATATTATTATCAAACAGGGAGCTAAAGTTCTCATGAATGGTTTCAGAGGTGATATCCTGAGTAAGGATATAGGGGTGTTGTCCCGTGCTGGACATAATCCACAGGGGATCGCAATATATGCCTTCTTTGTGGATAGCTGCAACAAAACGTGCTGCTGCTTTTATTTTTACACTTACTGAAGCCTCCCAGGCGCGCAAAGTTATGAGAGGGGTGTTATGTTTTTTACAAAAAGCACTTCGCGTTAAACACGCCAAATTTCTTGTGTACAAAATTCTTTTTCCACTAGAGCTTAAATCCATATTTATTTTAAGGACTCTTTATAGGACTTATCCATCAAGAATAAATGTAGCAGCTTTTTTATGATTTGCAATGATTTGCAAAAAATTTTATACCTTTATCAAAAAAGTCAAATTTCGGTTGATTTTGGTAAAAAACGGACTAATATGGCGTAATAATTAAGAATAATGATTGATGTGACGGTGAGCTTATATGGATGAAGCTGCTATATGCGTACTAACTTCAAATGAGATTATTCAAGTTTGCGGTGGTGGTATATGGTCATGGTTGTTGTCACCGATGCCATGTAATGCGCCGTGTCTTTGTGAGTGTGTAGATAGTAAGAATAAAACGCATTTTATAGTGTTATTGCCTTCGGTGGAAGAATGTGAGCCTATGTGTGAAGCTCTAAAATGGAAATTACACAGTTGTGTACACTATTGTACTTATTATTAATAAGGAGAGGCTGTTATGATAAAAAAATTAACAACACAAGAAATTACTGTCTGTCACGGTGGAGTAACTATGCCAGTAGACAGCAACGTAGACTACAAAAGTGACGTTTTTAATGTAAAAGCATTGGAATATTGGGGAGGAGATGAAACAACTATAAAATACAATGATGGTAGCTCTATAGAAGTTAGTTGCGAGACAGCTCATGAACTATTAAAGATACCAGTCTGTCATGGACGGAAGAACAAATAGAATTACAGTAGATCACTTTTTAGTATAACAGATTGATATTAAAGTCAAAACACAACCTTAACTCCAGTAAATTTTATTACTGGAAAGTGGTTTTGTAGCATCAAATTATCTTTAATATCAATATATTACATGAATATCGGAACAGCGGGTATTTTATTGATAGTACCCATCAACCCGACTGATACTGTTACCCCCACCACTCATTATTCCGTTAAGAAGAGTCGCCAGCGCGCTCTTACCTATATCAGAATCAGAACTGATTAGGCATTTACCGTAAGACTGCATATTATTGTCTGTAAATAACCAAGTACTAATGACACCCATCATGCGTGGGGTATTACAACACATGAGTTCGCAGGCGTTAGCGTCTGACACAGCACTAGAAGATTGCCGCGCACCAGTAGTACATAAACAAGTTCCCAACCCACCGTATATATTGTTAATATCAACTATTGTTAATTTTGCTATCACAGTAAAAACCTCCTTTATCCACTTTAATCCGCCATCGGTCTTGATACTTAAACATTACATATAGTAAATCAAGTAATTAACTAATTATTTTCTAGGTCTAAAAAACGATCGTTTTCTTTACAACAAAAGCATCTGCAAAAATATGCCAATTATCTAACAACTCACGGTGCATAAAGTTGTACAACTTTCAACGTAACATAACTACGTTATACTTGATGAGTTATACTACACGAAAAATTCAAGCTCTATATTTTCAACGCATCAAAACAATGGTCGTATTTTCTTATATGAATAATGAAACCATGCAACGCTGCAAATGTCAATCAGTTTTTAATCTTTCTTTAAGCTACAAAATAAGAGTGGTTATTATATTAATCACACCAGATCCCAGAGAGCGACCTAAAACTCCGGTATATGATGATCATCTCGGCTATGCTCATATTCGTAGTCACTAGTATCTTTTGCACGCTCTAGGCTATCTTCTACCAAATGTTGTTCAGGCGGTTTTGCTGCAAAATCCCTAGTTTGAGTTTGGCTAACTGTTTTTTCAATACATTCTTTAAAAGTTGATAAATCAAGACTAGACGATATTGGCAATAAATCTGGATCTCGTTCTTGAGTTGCCACTACATTTTCTAATAATTTATCTAAAAAATATTCCATATTTTTAGGGTCAATTTGGCTAATTCCTTCTTGAATTGCTTGTTTTGCTTCCTTCCGATCTATGATATTTACGTGAGTATCTATCATACAGTCAAGCATATCTTGTTGATATCTTGATAATTGAATCGGCTGCGGTTTCTGTAAGCCACTATCTGTATGACTTTCCCTTTCCGTGTAACCAAGACTTACTCGCAATTGATTTTCAGATGGTAGTTTCTGTAATTGAACTAGTTTTTGATGCTCAGACGGAAGTAAGCTCCCATATGCTGCAGAATATTCTTTTTGTATAATGGAACATAAAGCTGGAATAAGCCTCTCACTCACCGAGTGTCTTGCTAAAACGGCTTTCACCCCTTCTGATACGAGTGAAAAATCATTTCCTTCTAACAATAATTGTTCAGCCTGTCTAGATTTACTCTTCATCCCCAGCGGTTTACCCGCAACAGTTTCTGCATATTGTTCCAAGGTGGGGATGACGCTAACATTTCCTGTTATAGTTAGACAATCTTCAGCATCACTCCAGGTACCATCTCGACAACCATGTCTTTTTTCGTAGGAAGCAGGATCAATTACCCAATGAAGATAATGAATACTTTCATGAACAACTTTAAAAAACATAACATTAGCATCTTTATCCTGTCCGAATAATGCTTGCGGCAACTTAACCACACCCACCGATCCCCATGGCGCAAATTCAGGATCTTGGCAGTCAGTAACTAGAAATTCGACTTTACCTTTACATAATAGTTCCTTAATATCTGGCGGTATATTACACATACGACAATAGCGATTTAATGAAGCCAAGATAGCGATAGCGATATCTTGATTTCCGCCATTATCTTTGACAATTAAGCTGTCACTTAGTCTGTCATACTCTAATCTAATTCTATAATCTTTAAAAAACATGATATTTATTTCTTTATGTTTTAATGTATATTAATTACAAGCTAGCAAACGTGACATAGTGGCGGCCAACGTTTATGGCACCCTGTTCATATATATGAACAGGG